CGGAAATCCTGTAGCATCTCATCCTACTTCAGGGTGTGGCGACGAAGCGCCAGGAATGTCTGGTCCTTCCTCTAGAGTATTTGCACAAGGAGGCGGAATTGCTAGGATTGGTGATCCATACGGAGCCAATACAATATCGTCAGCATCTTCAAGAGTTTTTGCAAACTAATATAAATATAACTATGGCAAGAAATACACGCACCTTCACGGATTTGGATTTAAACTTCTTTAGGCATCCGGTAACAAACGATATTACCGTAAAGTCTGACGAGGCGGCAATTAACCAATCACTGAGGAATTTAATCCTCACTAGAAACTTTGAACGGCCGTTCAGAAGTTATATCGGTTCGCAAGTAAATAATTTACTATTTGAAAACATTAGTCACATGACTACTGCATTGATGCAGAGATCGATATCAGATGTCATCGAGAACTTTGAACCTAGGGTTAATCTATTAGATGTCCAGGTCATTTTCTCGCCTGATGAGAATTCTGTGCATCTTACGATCATATATTCTATTAAGAATACACAGAACCCAGTTACTGTCAACATAATTCTAGAGAGAACTAGATGAGCACTAATAATAAGATAAAAGTCACAGACCTCGATTACAATGATATTCGAGATAATCTGAAAGCATTTTTGCAGGGTCAAGACAAGTTTAGCGATTATGATTTCGAAGGTTCGGCGTTATCCGTCCTTCTAGACGTTCTTGCATATAACACTCACTATAATGCGTTGTATACAAACATGGCATTAAATGAGATGTTTTTGGATTCTGCTTCAAAGCGTAATAGTATCGTATCTATTGCCAGTAATATGGGATACTTGCCAAGATCTGCTATTACATCTAGGGCAATTTTAAATGTCACTGTCGTGGCATCTAATCCAAATACTGCGTCAGAGACTTTAGTTATCCCTGCGTACTCTCCGTTTAGTACATCTGTTGGTGGAAATTCATATACATTCTACACCCTATCAGATTACTCTGCAACCAGAGACGGTGATACATACCTATTTAATAATGTCTATGTATATCAGGGAGAACCACGTGAAGTATATTTTGCGTGTAATGAAACTGGTCAGAAGTTTACTCTCCCCAATACTGACTTAGATACGGAGACTTTAAGAGTTACCGTACAACCTACGCCTGATCAACCAGAATACAGCAGATATACTTTAGCATCTAATGTTGTTGATTTGACATCTAGCGATGAAGTATATTACCTAAAGGAAATGGATGATAGGTATATTCAGTTATCATTCGGAACTAATGGTCTTGGCGTTGAGATTATTCCTGGTAATATTATCCAAGTTAAATATTTGACCACCAAGAAAGACGCAGCCAATGGTGCTGCACTATTTACGTTTGGTGGTGCAAGTTTAGCTGGTACAGTATCTGTTGGAACTGTTCTTAAATCTTTTGGTGGACAGGTTGAAGAAGATAAAGAAGAAATTCGTAGTAATGCGTCTCAGCAATATTACGATCAAAACAGAGCTGTAACTCCTACAGACTATGCCAACATTATTAAGCGCTATTACACTGATGTAGAGTCTATTAATGTATGGGGTGGTGAAGATGCTAATCCTCCACAATACGGAAAAGTTTATATTAGTATTAAACCAGCTAGTGCTCCATATCTATCCACTGCTGAAAAGGCATATATTACTGAAAATATTGTCAAGAAGCGTGGTGTAGTATCAATCACTCCGGTGATCGTCGATCCTACATATAACGAGATGGAAGTTAATGTGACTGTATACTATAATCAGTCTAGAACTACCAGATCAAACGACGAGATGAAGAACGCAGTATTATCTGGGATTCAGAATTATCGTGATTCATACTTGCAAAAGTTTGACGGAGCATTTAGATTTTCTAAGTTTGGTACGATGATTGATAATATCGACCAATCAATTGATAGTAATATTACAACGTTTACTATTTGGCAAGAGATTGCACCTCGTTATAACGTACAATCTCAATATACAATTACTATCAATAACCCAATCTATAGTGCAAACGTTCCGGAAGAATCATTCTTGACAACTGGTTTCTATATTGATAATACTGAAACAGTTTACTATTTGGATGACGATGGTATCGGTAATATCCGGATGTTTAGTTTGGTTTCTGGTACTGGTGAAAAGGTTGTTAAAGGAAATTATGGAACGGTAAATTATTCTACCGGTACTGTAACAATAAATAATCTTTATATAACTAATTTGTCAGAACCTAATTTTTATTTTAGATTTAAGACTGAGTCATATGACGTAGTCTCTGCTAAAGATCAGATCGTAACGATTCCTGATTCTAGAATTACCATCTCATTGGTAGATAGCAGTGGTTCTAATACTTCAATTGGAAATTCTAGCAATTACACGTTTACAAGTAGCAGAGCATAATGGCTAAAGTCAAATCATCTAACCTCTTTAGTAGACAGATACCCGAGAATATCCGCTCGGAGTATCCTCAATTCGTTGAGTTTATCAAAGCGTATTATCAGTTCTTACAGGAGTCTCAAGGTCAACAGCTCGAGAGTATCCGTGACGTTAATACTACGTTAGATGCATTCGTTGAGAAATTCAAGAATGAGGTAGCTAAGGACATTCCTATCAGTATGACTGAGGATCCACGTGAATATTTACGTAGGGTTCGTGAGTTTTACTTGACTCGTGGTTCAGAAGCCTCATTTAAGTTTTTATTCAATACATTATTTAAAAAAGAAGCACAAATTGTATATCCGTCAACCCAGATTCTTAGAGTATCTGACGGAAAATGGAAACAAGATGTATCGTGCTTCTTAATACCGGATGAAAGCTCTGGATTAAATCCTACCACCGGTAATCAAGACCTATTTAAATTTAATCAGGCTTTTGCCACTATCACCACAAGTAAAAAATCATTTACAACATATGTTGAACGTGTGCAATTGTATGATGCTGAAACATATGAGTTATTCATTCAACGAGACTATAGTGATGAGATCGAAGTTGGATCAGTCTTCTCTGTTGAAATTGACGGAGTCGCATATAGTGGTGTTGTTCAAAAGTGTCCATCAAAGTTAACGATCGATAAAGCAGGCTCAAATTTTAAAGTCGGCGATATCTTCTTCCTAAAGACTGAAAGAGGTCGCGGATGCGAGATTAAGATAACTAAGGTTGGTACCAATGGCGAAATCCGAGATCTTCAGGTTGTTGCGTTTGGTTTAGATTATGATAATACATTCTACTCCTATCTTTCTTCTGAATACGATACCGCATGGGAGTATTTCCATCCTATTAGTGAACTAATTAGAAATGGATCCGTGGCGTTTTCTTCTCCTGGTTATACTGAACAAAATTTAGGATTCATCGAATACGGTTATGCTTATAAGCAGTCCTATATGTCGTATGATTCACTATATGGAGCCGAAGGAAATAAGAACTTTTTCGTGACTGGTGACTATGTTGCTGAACCGGTTGCACAGTTCTACGAGGATAATAGTAGACGCTCAGAGATAGAAGATATCTCATCTATAGCTGTTATTAAGATTGAACTAGGTGCTGTTGCTAAGTATCCTGGTTACTATGAGACTCAGGACGGATTTATTTCAGACGAGATGTACATCCATGATGGAAGTTACTATCAGGTTTATTCGTATGTAATTAAAGTTGAAGAGCAACTAGACAAGTATAGAAGTTTAATTAAGAACTTATTACATCCTGCCGGTATGAAATACTTTGCCGAGTACTCTATTCATAGAGACTTGGTTGTATCTTTCGAAGAGAAGATCTTCAAGCGTTTGTTTGCGCTATCTTCATTTATCGCCATGAGCGATCAAGGTACACAGTACACATATACAGAATGGGACTTAAACTTTGGAGAAGATGGTAGATTTACATACGCATCTCCAGCAGTAGGTTCTCCAATTTATGCTGTTAACAAACCATACAGCGTACAAATTAAGCCGTTATACACAACTGCAAATTTAGAAGAGAATTTCTCCAAAGGATTTGTGCTTGATAATTTTAGTAGTACACTAGATGCTCCGACCGACGAGTCAAACAATAGCTTCAACAAGATTTACGACATTGATAGTTTGACTGCTGTTCAGAGTAATGCTGCATTCTCTATTGATCGTATATTCTTAGATACTGCGCCAATTACGGAGACTGTGGGTAAAGGGTTCTCATCTCCGCCGGTACAAGATGATATGTATTCTAGTGATCTATCTTCAAATAGCTTCACTAAATCTGCAGATTCATCAGTAGCATCTTCCGAGATTATTAATAGCAAAGTACTCGTTAGATATAATTACGATACCGCAACCACAAGTAACGTGGTTGGTAAATATTTTAATAGAGCCAATATAGATTCTTACGCATCTGCTGCAGATGCCTCGTCTTTGTTATTTGCTCCTAAATATTATTCTTACTCGTCTACATCTGACACTGATCTGTATTCAATGAATAAAGCTTTGTCATCAGAATCAGTAGTTTCTGATGAATTTGCTAGGGTTGTTGATGCAAAACGGTATTTAGCTAGCGTTATAAACATGTTAGATAATGGTAAGGAATTTGACATCGAACGTGCATTTGATGATTCGGCCACTGCGGATTCAGTATATGCATTGTTTAAACCATTCTTCTTTACCGATTCTAATACAACTGCGGATGTCAGCAGTTTAAATTATGGATTAAACCCGCTAGATATTGTGGGTGCAATTGAGACGGCATTTGGTCGACGACCATATAAAAATATTGATGATTCTATTGTATCTTCTGAATATCTAAGATGGGAAAGAGATTACAATTTTGTTGAAGATGTCAATTTGGCAGATCTAATCGGCAAATCATTCCCGATTAATAAAGTTGACTCAATTACATTATTAGAATATATAGGCGCATTATTCTTTGTTAAGGGATTCAATGATACTATTACCACAGACGAAGCATTTATCTTTGCTCGTGGTATTATTATGGATCCTGATTTTGTCAATATCCTGGATCAGTATGGAAGCGAGTTTGAGTTCGGTAAACAAGAATCCATCGGAATTCTAGATCTAGTATCTCCAATACCATTTGATAAGGATATAACTGAAACAATAAATAATAATGATTATGGACAAATTACTTTTAACCCGTACAGTATAGAAGGTTATTTTGCTGAGACGGGATCAATCCAGTCGGGAACGACTTTCACGTAAAATAGGAGAAATCAAATGATTTTCAAAAAATCCGGAGTCGAATTAGACGGCTCTCTTTCAGTCGTTACGCGCGATGCCTCAGGCAAAGTGACTAACGAAATCTACGTCCCTAACCTAGTTGTTGTGGTCGGTAAGCAATATATTGCCAGCCGTATGATTGACAACAGTGCTGCGGTTATGGAATTTATGGCATTGGGTACAGACGATTCATTGTCTTCTGATGATACCGTTACAGCATTGCAAGCCGAAGTTGCACTATCTGGATACTCACGCGTTCAGGCTAGCGTAAACCAAGTTGGTACAGATAGCAACCAAGTTGAGTATGTTGCTACATTCGCGCCAGGTAATCCAGGTTCTGATGCTGCATTGGTTGAAGCTGGTATTTTTGATGCCACAACTTCAGGTAACATGCTTTGCCGTACGACTTTCCCAATCGTTACTAAGCAAGCTGGTGATACAATCACCATCACTTGGACTATCACAATCAACTAATTGATCGAGCGCTGAATAATGGCCACTTCTATCCTAAAATCCACTTTTAGAACAAATCTTGTTAAATCGTTGCTATTCGAAATCATTTCGAAGACTTCGCGTTACCACTATGTGTTCGGACGCAAGCAGCGGTGGCCAGCAATCGCAGATCCAGATACGGGGGAATCAATTTCTAGTGAATTTAATCCCCCGTCTGTTAGCGACTCATTTCCATATGAGCTAGAGGCGAGAAATGATATTATCTTTTCTAAAGCTTTAGATGCTAACGATGTGGCAGCAGTTATCGAACGCTATGATTGGTCTTCAAACATTGTTTATGACATGTATGACGAATATAGTGCAGATAATGTTGCAGCTTCAGGTGCCACATCATTAGCAACTGCAATTTTCTATGTAGTTACTGACGAATATAACGTATATAAATGTCTCGATAATAATCGTGGCGCAAACTCTACAGTTAAGCCTACAGGCACTGCTAGAGAACCTCAAGAGTTATCTGATGGATATATTTGGAAATACATGTATACCATCCCAATTTATCTACGTAACAAGTTCATGACGTCTTCAGTTATTCCTGTTGCCACGTCATTGACCACGCAATTCTACTCTAACGGTAGTATTACTAGATACACGATCCAAAACCGTGGTAGTGATTATGTACGCAGAGATTCATACTCGGTTGAGAAATTAGTTCCGGTCCGTGGTGGATCTGGATACTCTGATGGCGACTTGGATATTACGTTCCCATTTCCACCTGAACAGGCAGTGGCAACTATTTCAGCAAACGTTGACGGAACACTAGACCAGGCATCAATTGTTATTGGAAACAGTGGACACCGTTATAATGACCTATCTGCTCCATTAGTTACAATTAGTGCTCCAGATGAAGTTGGTGGTACTCAGGCATTAGCATACGCAACTGTTGTTGATGGCGATGTTACCGCAATCACATTATCTGAAGTTGGTAGCGGCTATACACAAAACCCGTTAATTACAATTGAAGTCCCACCTGGTGGAGTTTCAGAAGGTATTAAAGTTAGAGCCGTGGTTGATGCAATCGTTATCATTAATGGTACGGTTGAGCGAATCATCATGCAGAATTCTGGAGCAGGTTATACTACTCCACCGGTCCCAATTATCACTGGCGAAAACGGTTCTGATTTTGAAGTCAAGCCGTATTATATAAAAGACACATTCACTGATATCGTGGTTGATGGAGATGGATATATCCCCGATAATCCGTACAGTATCAATAGTATCACTATTGAAGATGGTGGTATATTCACTACAAAACCTGCCGGTGAAACGTTAATTACTTTCCCTAATCCAAACATTGCTGGAACAAGACCTGTTGTTAAGGTTGAATTTGGTACGATATTGGATGAAGGCGTTACGAAGTACACAGTAACTGATGTACATATTATAGATCCAGGACAAGGTTATACTTCTCCATTTTATTGGAGATCAAGTACCGCTAGGAATAATGTCACATCAGATGCATTAACTACAGCTCCTAACGTTGAAGCTCCATTAATACTAAACCTCAATGTTGAAGCACAGCGCAATAATGCTCAATTTGCTCCTCTGATTAATAACTCAGGTGAAATCGAAGCTATTCTAGTAAATGAACCTGGTGCAGCATACACATATGCTACATTAAACGTGGTGTCTAAAATTACAACAGAGACTGGCGTCAAAACACTTGGATCTGATATTGTTGCATCGCATCCTAATTTCAGTCAAGCTACAATTCAAACTGACTTTAATGTGGGTAGTATTGACAGTAAGCAATCTGATGTAGAACTTGGTGCAATCGATGGCGCAATCTATGCGTGTAGAATTGTATCAGGAGGAAATGGATTTAGTTCAAATACAGTATTAACCGTTGATGGCGACGGATCTGGTTGTGAGCTAGTTCCAACTATTGGTCCTGGTGGTTCAATTATTGATGTTGCGGTAACCAATCCAGGTAAAAATTATAAGAGTGCATCTGTCGTGATTACTGGAAACGGTAGTGGTGCTCAGATTGTACCAATTATTGCTCCTAAGGGAGGGCATGGTAAAGATGCCATCGATGAATTGTATGCTAGTACGTTATTATTCTCAAGCAAAATTTACAATGAGAAGATTAATAATCTAGTTCCACTGACATCAGGCTATCGCCGTGTTGCTATGTTGAAAAATATTCGTGAATATTCTTCAGATTCAATCTACCAAAATGCGACGGGTACTTCTCTAATTACATGTATCATTTCTAAAAATGATGTAAACATAGCTTCAGTATCTAATATAAATATATCACTAGATCAATATTTGTATTTTGGTGATTATGCTAATGAATTTTTAATTGTTGAAAAGTACGAGACGGATGATAGTTATCATTTGTTAGTATTACCAACAAACACTTCTTATGTTCCAATTGCCGGTAGTTCTCTATCGCTATTTAAAACTTCAGAAGGTGCGTATAAAATTGATTCGTCATCGACGATAAGCAATAGATATAACATGAGTATCACCGGTGTTATATCCCCAAATATCAATAAATACTCTGGAGAGATGATCTATCTTGAAAATAGAACTTCATTCTCAGCTTCTGAAGACCAAGCAGTAGCAATTTCAACATCTATTAAATTCTAATAAGAGAGTAATATGGCAATCGACTTCAACACTGAACCGTTTTTTGATGATTATAACGAAGACAAGAAATTCTATAGAATTCTGTTTAGACCAGGTACTGCTGTACAGGCTCGTGAATTAACTCAGTTGCAGACTATTCTCCAAGAGCAAATTAAGCGCCATGGAGATCATATCTTTAAAGAAGGTTCGATGATCATTCCTGGTCAGGTTGCCTATGATTTAGATGTTAGCTATGTTAAGTTGAAAGATGACCCTACGGTTGACTTTGCTGCTACGTTTGCCGCAATGAAAGACCAGATCATTCAGGATAGTAATGGTACATTAGCCAAGGTCATCGACTATACTCTGTCCGAAGCAAACTCAGAAGGCACGATTGAACCTAATACATTGTTTGTTAAGTTCGTTGCTTCAGGTTCAGATGAACTAGGCAATCCACTATCTGAATTCTCTCCTAATGAACAATTAACTTTGATTGATGGTTCAACTCCGTATAATATCTTTGTAGATGATCCGGATGAAATCCAGGCGGCCATTGTTGGAAAAGCAGGTATCGCTTCTGTTCAGCGTGGTGTATATTACATTCGTGGTCACTTTGTATTAGTTCCTGAACAGTCAATCATATTAGACAAATACAGTAATACTCCAAGCTATCGCATTGGTCTTCAGCTAGTTGAAGAAGTTATTTACCCAGAATCAGATGAATCATTATTGGATAATGCTTTAGGCTCTCCTAACTATTCTGCGCCAGGTGCCGCTCGATACTTTATCGACTTACAATTGACAAAATTGTCATTGACCACTACCGCGGATACTGATTTCATCGATCTATTGAGATTGTCAAATGGCCGTGTTATTTTCAAGGTAGAAAGAACCGAATACGCAGAAATTGAAAAGACACTAGCTCGTAGAACGTTTGACGAGTCTGGCGATTATACATTATCTCCATTCCCAATTAAACCACGTGACTACCGCAGTAACGATCGTGGTGGATGGTCTGCCGCAGAAAAATATATTTTTGGCGACATGATTAGTATCATCACGAATGGTATTAACCTAAATTACTTCATGTGTACAGATGATGGCACATCAGATGCTGCCACTGAGCCTACATGGAGCACGACTGCAGCATCCATTAGCGACGGTACCACGACATGGGAGTATATGCCTTACCCAATCTTTAATGATGGCGTATATAAATTCGAGTCTGGTCAATACGACTTCACATTGGATGACCACAATCGTCTAGCGGCTATGGTTGCATACGCAATTGAGCCAAGTAAAGCCTATGTTAAAGGTTACGAGATTAGCAAGATTACAACTGAATATGTACCGGCGTTTAAGTCACGATACATTCCAGCAGGAAGTAATAACTTATGTGATTACTTTGGCGTTGAACACGGCTCATTAGTTGAAATTGATCAATCAGTCTCTGCCGAAAAGACCGCAACATTGGACCTATCTATGGGTTCATATGTTATTGCTGAAAATCTTTTATTTGCACCAGATCTATCCACCTTTGAGAAAGTT